GCAAGTTCACGCCCGAAGTCGAGATTGCACTCAACGTGTACCTACACGGGTGCGGGCTTGACGGCGACTGGAAACTCACCAGTTACAACAACAACTTCAGGGGCACTTACGCGGGCCAAGGCTACACATACGACCCTGATCTTGACGAGTTCATACCACCAATACAGCCAGAGGAGACACCCAGTGAGCAAAATTGACGAAGAATTACACACAGACACAACACCCGACATTGAGGCAAAGCCGGTGAAAAAAGCAGCACCGAAACCGGCCAAACCCGCTACGCAGACAGACCGGGCACGGGCAGTAGTCCGCGCCAAACTCAAAGGCTAGACGCGTGGACGTCGGCGACATCGTAGGAATCGTGGCAACATGCCTAGGAATCCTAGCAATCATGGGAACAGGCCTCGTGTGGCTTATTCGTAACGTGGTGCGGGACGAAATCAAAAAAGCCACAATGCCAATACAGCCAGGTTACCGGAACGGCGGCGAATCCCTAGCCGACCTCGCCCAAAAAGTCGACCGGCTCATAGCGAGAATGGAGGACACACAATGATTAAAAAATGGCTTGCCGAAACGTGGGAAGGTTCCCTCGTGAAAATCGCGGGTGGAGCTGCACTCGGCGCGCTCCTATCATGGCTTACCACTGCGGACGTGCACCCGCTTATTGTGGCTCTCGGTGCCGCAGTAATACCCGTGATCATTAACGCCCTGAACGGTGACGATCCAAGATATGGAAGGCACAACAATGGCGAAATTGTGTAAGGGCGGGGCCCGGCTCCGCGACCAAATAGACAAAAGGTGGCCCAAGAGATCGAAACGATCTGATGGGTGGGTTGGGGACAGTGCCCACGCCGCCCGGAAATCCGACCATAACCCGAACAAAGCCGGGATAGTTCACGCCATAGACATCGACGAGAACATGGGCAAGGGTAAGAACCGTAACGGGCGCACAGCCCGGATACTCGCTAACCAGTTGCTCGACTACGGATCATCAAATCTACCCGGGGCTAACCGGCTGAAATACGTTGTTTACGAGAACCGGATAGCGTCCGGTACGTACCGCAAAACGTGGTGGACATGGCGACACGGCAATTGGGGCCACACAGCCCATATTCACGTATCCTTCACGAGCTACGCAGACCGGGACGGGTCAGTGTTCCCACTGCCAATCTTGACGCGTTCACCGATCAAGAAAGCACGGTGGACACGCGACCTTAGAAAAGCACGAAAAGCACGCACATAGACGGTACTCTGACACCCGAAAGGGGAACACATGACCGAATACATTAAACCCGGAGAAGCCGCCGAACTACTCGGTGTAAGCCGGGACTCAATTAGAAGGTACGCGGACGCGGGCCACATTGACGCCATTACCACACCGGGCGGACAACGTAGAATCGACCGGCACAGCGTAGAAACGTACACCGGCAAACGAACGCGGATCAGTAGCACCGTGACCGTGATTGAACAGCCGTGCTAGGCGAGATCGTGTTGTGTGCGGCACTAATAACGGCACCGGCGTGCGTGGCTAACTCCGATGAAGCGAAAGACTGGAAAGGCCACGAACCCAGTTTGTACACGGGGAAGCATTATGACAAGAAATGGGCAGGGGTTCGCAAGTGCATAATGCACAGGGAATCCCGGTTTAACTATAGGGCCCGTTCGAGTGTTTCAAGTGCTGCCGGCGCTTACCAATTTTTGGATAATTTTTGGAGAGTGTCTTTAACGCACATGATGATCAAAGAATCAAAAGCCACGAACGACGGTCTAATACCAGACATTAAAGCTCTACGGGATAAGCCGATACAAAAATGGAACCGCTACTACCAAGACCGAGCATTCTATACAGCCTGGGATAACGGAAGGGGCGCGGATCATTGGAACCTGACGAGACACGGATGCTGACCAGTTACCAAGTATCATGGGAACCTAACAAGACACGGATGCTAACCAATTATTACGTATTCGAGATGAGCGACCTAGACGTGCATGGGCAAGTGCTTATAGTGCTTAGGGACGGTAAACCCACCCTAAGTTACCGTGAGTTTACGTCGCACAGGTGGAGCCCTGAAATCATGCCTAACACGCCGAATCCGTGAAAGTGCTTGACAGTGCGCCACCGGATCATAAAGATAAGGCCACGGACATACCAGCGGACGGGAAGCCGCAGACCTCGACCATATGAGAGCCGGGGATGTCTTCGAGTGGCCGCGTTTCTAGTGGCGCGGCCACTCAACACACTAGCCACTAGGACGAAAAGGGGAACAATGAAAGAACAGCCAGCACTATTCGACACTATCGGCGACCTTAATCTAGACATGCCGCCACATTCCTGCACTGGCCTACTCTGCACATACTGCGAGAGGTTTAACCGTGAGGACGCCCACACACTAGCCATGATTGACCCCAAATGGCGGATGCTAGCCACGATCTACCGCAAAAACATTGCGATAGGTGGCCTCATGACAGCCGACGACCTAATCGAGCACATAGGACTCCCGGCAGGTTCATCGAATCAAGTTGGCGCGCTATTCCGTTCATGGCATCAAGCCGGAATGATTGCTTCACAAGGGAACTACGTGCTAAGCACACGCGAGTCAAATAACAGCCGTTCGATTCGCGTCTGGAGGCGGACAGCATGAGCAACGAATTATTAGGCGTCATATGCCTAGCCGTCGGCCTCACGATCGGCCTCATGTGGGGTCGTCTAGGTGGTCGGGGATGAGCGGCTACAACCTCGATGGGTACATAGACGTCCCTAGCCGAATAAAGTTGTTCAAGGCTGCATATCCGGAAGGATCCTTGCAAATGGATCCACCCGAGTTCGTCGAAGTCGAAGGCAAAAAATGGGTTATCGGACGGGCATACGCCTACCGCACACCCGATGATCCACGGCCCGGCATCGGTACGGCGTGGGAGATAGTCCCCGGTACAACCAACTTCACTCGCGGGTCAGAGCTGCAAAACCTTGAGACGAGCTGCTGGGGTCGGTGCATCGGTGCCCTGGGAATTGGTGTGGATGCCAGTATTGCCACACTCGACGAAATCCAACACGCTAAAGAACGATCTAAGGTTATGCGCACGACACAAGCCGACCCGGACGACCCATGGACAACACAAGAACCACACGTATTTGTCGAGAAGGAAGGTGCTCGCAGTCTAGGAGCCACGAGCAAGGGTTCTTCGATGTACCCGGCGACAGGCGCACAAGTTAAAGCGATTCACGCGATCCTAGGCAAACAAGGCGTGAAAGAGGATATCGACAAACTAGCCAAGGTCAACGAGTATCTAACCGGGCATATGAGCGATGCAGTGGCGTCGATTACTGACCTTGATAAGCACACAGCATCCCAGTTCATAGACCACATACAATCTAACCCGCCATGATGCTAGGAGTAGCGTGTGATGCCCTTGCGCTCGGATCTTGAAAGGGTAGGCAATTGACCAGTATGCCGGAGGAAATAGCACTGGCCTTGCGTAGCACAGGCGACACGCCCGACCTCGTAGGTAGGGTGAGTATTCCCGAAAACCGACCACGATGGAGGCGGGCTTGGGCTCCGCACAAGACCGAGCACGCCGACAAACACACTAGACAAAGGAACTAAACATGAGCAACTACGACACACACTGCACACGCACCGGATGCCCATGCGACCACATCAACTGCTACAAAGGCTGGATAGACAACACCAAAGGAACATGGCCCTGCATGTACTGCCGCGAAGAACTCACAGGCCGACTAATGAGAGCAGACCAAGCCCGGGCCAAGGGCTACCCACAAGAGGCCATATCCCGAATCATCATGGGCAAACACAAGGCCAACGCATGACCACCACCAGTACCGGTAGGGGTAGGAGTACCTCGGCTTACCGCAATTGGGTTAAACAGGTGCTCGCAAAGTGTGAACCAACATGCATCCGCTGCGGCTACCCGGTCGACATGACCTTGCCAAGAACGCACCCCCAGGGTGCAAGCGCAGACCATGAGCCACCCCTAGCCCTCACCGGTGACCTCACCCCCGGCCTCGACGGATCAGGAATTGCACACCTACATTGCAACCGATCACACGGCGGCAAAC